ATCCTGATAGGGACGCGCTGGCATCTGGGGGACCACATGGGTCGCTTGGATCAGGGCGAACGGGATGGTGAGGGCGAGAAGTGGGAGCGGGTGGTTTTGCCCGCGCTGGCGGTGGATAACGACATTTTGGGGCGAGAGCCCGGAGATGCACTGTGGCCGGAACAGTTCCCGAAAGAGGAACTGGAGAAGATCCGCCGCCAGCCTTCCACGACGAGCCGTATCTGGTCGTCGCTGTATCAGCAGAATCCGGTGGTGGATGATGGTGGTATCATCGATCAGACGTGGTTTAAGTGGTGGCGTTCGCCTGACCCGCCGGAGGTGAAGTACGTTATACAGGCGTGGGATACGGCGCTGACGGCGAATAAGACATCGGCGTACAGCGCGTCCACGACGTGGGGCGTGTTTGATGACGATAACGATATACCGAACCTGATATTGCTGTCGGTGTGGCGTGAGCGTGCGGAGTGGCCGGTTCTGCGGCGCATGGTTCAGCGCATGGCGACGGATTACAGGGACGATAACTATCGCTTGCCCATCAAGGCATCGAAGAACAGGCAGCCGGATACGGTGCTGGTGGAGGCGAAGGCGAACGGCCAGATGCTGATACAGGATTTGGGTCGTGCGGGAATTGTTGCAACGCCGTTTAATCCTGATAAGTTCGGCGACAAGATAGCACGCGTTCGGTTGGTGACTGACTTGATTGAAAATGGTAGAGTGTGGCTACCGGCAATGAAGCCGTCATATGATGAATTGAGGCCGTGGGCGCGTGATTTTATGGAGCAGTGCGTGCAGTTTCCTGCAGCTGATTCGAGGGACTGGGTTGATACTATGACGATGGCGTTCTTGCGGGTCAAACAGTCTGGTTGGGTACACAATACGGAAAACCCGTATGAAGAGGTATACGATACGCCACTTGAACGCGTATCGTTTTATTGATAGGAGGCATAATGGCCCGCAAACCGATGACACTCGCAGACACGCTCCGCCCTCAGTTTGAGGGCATTGGTGGTGTTGATGTTGATATGCCTGAGGGCGAAGTAGAATACGAAATCGAAATGGGCGGCCCTGAGATGGTCGATGGCGCTGAGATCACCGAACTGGATGATGGCGGCGTTGAGATTGATTTTGAGCCTGCGGAAGACGAAGAAGAAGAGATTCGGCACGACTCGAACCTTGCGCTGCACATGAACGACATGGACTTGACCGGGCTGGGCGAGATGCTTCTAAGCGGCGTTGAGGAAGACAAGCAGAGCCGGGGCGAGTGGGAAGCCACGATGTCTGAGGGCATCAATCTAATGGGCCTGAAGATCGAAGACCGCTCGACGCCGTTCAAGGGTGCGTGCGGCGTTTTCGATCCGTTGCTGGCTGAGGCTGTGGTGCGCTGGCAGGCTGTGGCTTGCGGTGAGCTGTTGCCAGCCGGTGGCCCTGTGAAGACGCAGATCACGGGCGTAGCGAACGAGCAGCTGGAGGCGCAGGCTTCGCGGGTTAAGGATTTCATGAACCTGTACCTGACGGAACTGGCCCCTGAATTCTATGAAGAGTTCGACCAGATGCTGTTCTGGCTGGCGCTGGTGGGTTCGACGTTCAAGAAAGTATATCAGGATCGGCTGCTGGGACGCCCGGTGAGCCGATTTGTTTTGCCGGACAACTTTATTGTTGCGTATGGCACGACCGATTTGGAAACATCGCCGCGTTTCTGCCACATTACGCCCATGACGCGCCGCAATTTTCGCTTGGCGCAGCTGGCGGGTGTATATCGCGACATTAAAGTCGGTGATCCGCAGCCGGATGATACCGATCAGACGCCAATTCGTGCGCAGGTTGACGGCGTTCAGGGCGTTGAGCCGGGCGCTGAGGGTACGGAAGAGTACCGGATTTACGAGGTTTACGCTGACCTGAATCTCGAAGGCTTCGAGAACGAGGATGGCATTCCTCTGCCGTATATTGTTACGATTGAAGAGGGCAGCCGTAAGGTTCTGTCGATCTATCGGAACTATGAGGAAGGAGATCCCACGTTCCAGCGTCAGGGTTCGTTCGTTCACTATAAGCTGATGCCCGGCGTTGGCTTCTATGGCCTTGGCTATGCGCACTTGCTGGGCAACTCGGCGAAGACGGCGACATCGATCCGTCGCCAGCTGATTGACGCGGCGACGCTGAATAACTTCCCCGGTGGCTTGCGCGTTAAGGGCATGCGTCTGGACGATAATAACATTGGGATTGGCCCGACTGAGTTCCGTGAAATCGACACGGGCGGTCAGCCGATTCAGAACGCGATCATGACCATGCCGTATAAGGAGCCTTCGCAGGTTTCTTTGGCGCTGCTGAAGGAAACGTATGAGAGTGCGCGGAATCTTGCCAACACAGCCGAAATTGCGGTGGGTGAGGGCAGACAAGATGCACCAGTTGGAACGACTGTGGCTCTTATGGAAGCGGCAACCCGACTCCAGTCGGCGACCCTCAAGAGGGCGCATAAGGCATTCAATCGGGAACTGAAGATGATTGCGAATTTGTTCGGCAAGTATCTGCCGGACGAACCGTATCCATTCCCAGTTCGCGGTGGCATGTCGGCGATTATGCGGGAAGACTTCTCGGATAACATCGATGTCATTCCGGTAAGCGACCCGAACATTTCGTCGTCGGCGCAGCGCATGATGCGGGCTGAGGCCCTCTTGCGGTTTGCGACACAGCAGCCTGACCAGCACAATCTGCGCCAAGCCTATCGTCAGATGTATGTCGAGATGGGTATCGACGAAGAAAAGATTGAAATGCTGTTGCTTCCTGAACAGGCGAAGCCGAAGCCACTGGATCCTCTGTCTGAAAACCAGAACGCCCTGACAGGCAAGCCATTGGTGGCCGGCGCGTATCAAGATCACGATGCGCACATCGCGGCTCACGCTCCGATTGCTGAAGAGAACCCCGCTCTTCAGGCGCATATCAATGAGCACTTAGCTCTTAAGATGCGCTTGCAGGTTGAGCAAATCATCGGTCAACCACTTCCACCTCCCGGTCAACCGATGCCACCAGAGATTGAAAATCAACTGGCGGTTATGGTGGCGCAGGCTATGCAACAGCTTGCTCCGTCCTATAAGGCTCAGCCTCCGGGCCCAGATCCTATGCTTCAGGTGGAGCAGATGAAGATTCAGCAGCGCGATGCTGACAGTAAACTTGATGCCCAAGTCGAAATGACGAAGGCACAAATAGAAGCACAGACTGACGCGGAAGACCGTGCTTCGAGAGAGCGGATTGCAGCAATGAAGCTGGAGTCCGAGGCCCTGCGTAATAATGGAGGTTTTCAATGAAGATGACTGACTTGCGGGCCAAAGCCCGCGCAATTTTCGGCCCAGCAATCGCTGAGCCTATGCCTAAGCAACCCAATGGCGCGAAGGCGCTTCAGGAGCGTGCAAACGCCCGTCCGATCCCGACCTATAAGGTTGGTGGCGCTGTGAAAAAGAGTACACCTCCCCAGCCTACGGCAGCTGAGCGTGAAGCTGATCGCAAGCGTCGCGAAGAGTATGCGAAGATGAAGGTGACGAAAGAACAGGGCGCAGCCATCACTCGCGGTAATCGCGCTGCTGACATTGAAGGTGGCCGTTACAAGAAGGGCGGCAAGGTTCAGACATCTGCTGACACTGCCAAGAAGCTGGCCACCGAAATGGGCGGCATGAAAAAGGGCGGCAAAGCGAAGAAGGACGGCCTCGCTGTCATGATTGCTATTGGTTCGCCGATGAAGGGCGAAAAGAAGCCAGTCAAGAAAATGGCTGGCGGCATGGCTTATGCCAAGGGCGGCATGGCGTGCGCTAAAGACGGCGGCGAGATGATGAAGCCCGTAAAGAAAGCTCAGGGCGGCGCTGGCAAGGTTCGTAAGGGCATGATGACGCCTGAAGGCCAAATCACCCACGCCATGAACAAGATGCGCGGCAAGTAACAGGGGGTCGCGACCGTGCCTGCAAGATCGAAGCGTCAGTTTCGCCTTATGAGTGCGGTCGCGAACAACCCAGCCTTTGCAAAGAAGGTTGGGATTTCGCAGAAGGTGGGCAAAGAATTCACCGCTGCAACGAAGAGCTATAAAAAACTACCGGAGAAAAAAGTTGAGCGCAGAGGAGCTAAGCCGCAGAGCGGTTGAGCGTATCAGTGAGCTGCGAGATCGCGCCACAGAATACTCTCTAAATGCACGTTTTAGGCCGTCGAGCCAAGGGGAGCGATACTCCCCAGCTTCGTCGGCGGAAGAGATTGCCCTTCAGGTTCTGGAGGGGAATGCGTTGGTGCGTGCCTATACGGCTGCAATTCAGGTCATCGCCGACGAGTATAAACGTATGATGCAGCCTGATGATGATAAAATACCGGAGCAAGAAAAAAGGAGTCATTACTAATGAACATGAGTAACATTG